TTACAAACACGCCCCATTCTGTAAACCAATCAAAGCCTCTGCTTTTATTTACTGGCGCACCATCTAAAATAATTTGGAAAACGTTTGTTCCGTGTTCCCAATCTATTGTGGCACATCCGACGAGCTGACCTTCTTTTGCCTCGAAGGTAAGCGGAAATGTTTCAAAGTCTGGAAATTGCGTTAATATGTTAAAGCCCTTTGACCAGCTATCTGTATCAAGATTTATAGACAGTATAGGATCCCATACGTCTAAACCTACGCCTTCATAAGATGATGATCTTCTTGTTTTAAAGTAAGCCTGTGTTGCGTAGCTAGTACCAAGCTTTAGGCAATCAGCGCCAGGAGCGGTATCAGAAAAAGTTCCGTCATTCGGAAGTATAAAATGCTGTTCTCGCATAGTCTCGACCGGATTATTATGGCCGTCAAGATTACCGTTAAATTGGGACAGATACTTGTCAAGGTTGTCATTGAAGTTTTCCGGCTTTGCAGCTTGAAGATCGTTAGTTGGGATTTGTGTAAATGATTTTGCCATCTTATCTCCTTACCATGGCTGCCCGGAAGATCCGCGGGCCTTCTGATTTAGTGGTAGCTGATCGTTTGAATCGTAGTTTATATTGAAGCTTAGAAGATGCATTGGGAATGTTGACTTAAGCCTAAATCTAAAGTTATCAACCAGCCCTGTATTTACGTCCCATCTTATTCTAATTATTCTGTAATCTTTTAGTGCGGATTTACCAACAGTGAATGGCACCTTTGTTAAGGATGGTGTAGCCGGTCCAAAAACAGGATCTTCAGAAGTTGTAAAGAGCGTTTCACTTTTAGCAGGCTTCTGCGATGGTGCTGCATTCCAGGCCGAATTATAATCTTGGCCCCAATCTAGGTCAATTGCGTAATCACCAAAGCTTAATACTTCAACATCTACGTTAAAGGCACGATGCTTGATGCTGTTGTCTCCGAAATCTATCCAGCCACTTTCCCAGATGTTTTGCTGCAAATTATTTCTAGTTGCTGTGTATGTCCAAACTTGATCTGTAAGTGTTGCGACAAGTGTGTTGCCCCAGTAATTTGCTCCAGACCAAACGTGAAGCCCAACAAGAATTCCTCTGGCTCCGTTTGTTAGAGGATTTGCAGCCCCACCAGCCACGGTTCTCCAGCGTGGTCTTGTTCCTAAAAGAATGTTTCCATCGGGATCAGCAGCCATCGCTGTAAACGCAAACCTGGCGGTTCTTTCCTTAATATCTGCATGTCGCAGTGACCAGCTGCCGTCAAGCGTATGAATGACAGCACCTCTTGTTGGTATTTTAGAACCTTTCTCTGGATAGTGACACCAGTATTCTTTTTCTTTTGTCGAATAGACAGAGGTTGCTCTGCTTATTGCAGCAGTAGAAATTCTAGAAACTTCTTTGGAGATTGGCGTGCTGATCTTCTCCACCGATATCGTAGAGCCACCGTCCAGACCGCCTGTGATGGCGTAGAAGCCGTCATCGGTAAGGAAGACAACACCGAGCCCAGGTACAAGCTGGATGCTGTTGCTGGCCCTTGTACCTATGTTTGGAGAAACGGCACTTATTGAGAAGGCACCTCCGTTTGTTCTTACGACTTCTATGGAGCTTTCTCTAAAAACAAGAAGGTTATTGTAGTATGCGTAAAGCCTTGTGATTGCACCGCCTGTTCCGTTGCCTAGCTCAAATGTGTTAAATACAGGGAACTGTTCTGGCAAGCCAGCCTCAGAATAAATTATTTTTACTGGATGCGAAACACCACCAGCTAACCAAATTCTATTATTCCAAGTTGCGCCGTAATGGTAGCTGCTGTCTATGGTGGTGGATTGGCTTAGCTGGGCTTGATTTGTTAGGGCGTTATCAGAAATAATATCTATAAATTCTTCGGAGGCATTATCATTGATTTGTTTTACAAAATAATAAACGCCTTCTTGAGCATCAGATTGGTTACCAAGTCTTTGATTTTTTGTTCTGTAAATCCTTCTGGCAACGCAGCCTTTTGGTCCGATTGGTATGTCGTTAACAAAGATTCCGAATCTTCTTTCTGCAGCAGCATCAGCTGGGATTGTCCAGGTAACGAAGGCTGGCGCTGAAAGAGGGCTCTCAGAACCGCTATCCATTATAAATGACATTCTATAGCTGTAAACGCTTGTATCTCCTTGGGCTGTATCTCCAAGGCCAGCAGCGACAGTCTGGAAGTTAGGAAATGCAACACCGGTCGTTAGATCACCAGGTGTAGGAAGCTCAAGGTAGCCTGGCTGTATTGTGAGAAGTTCTGGAGGTGGCGTAGGAAGTAAAAATGAGAAATCTCTAACAACGTTGTCGCCGTAAAACCAGATTGGTTTGTCAACGCCGTTGATTATTAGAAGCCTGTTTCCAAATGGAACGTACTGTGTGCCGACCTCGTTTGCTCTGGGGATATGTCTATTTGAATCCAACAAGATAACATTCCTTCTCCAGTCGGTAGAAATGCTGCTGCCTTTGTTGCCCCAGATGTAGTAGAGATAGCCGCCCTGTTCGGCTAGAATGTAAACTTGATTTGCGCTTTGCTTTGTCCAGACGAAAAGAGAATCAAACTTTTCACCGAGAAGAGCCTGCTGCACGTTAGTTATAATCTCGCCGCTTACGTTGAAGCTTGGGCTCTGGTCCCACCAAGGCTCAATACCTCGATCGCAAAGCCATCCATCTGTTGGATGTTTACGAAAATTTATTATATCTTCAGCTGTTCCAAGAGGAGCTTTAATCGACTGATTTACGCCAGCAGCTTTGTTAAATTTTACTGAAATATTTTTGACAGCCATTAGCTTAGCTTCCTCAACGAATTAACATCGTAACGCATTCTAGAATCCCAGCCCCCCAATACGAATTGGCCTCGGACCATCATACTATCAATGTGGTTTACATAACGTTTTTCTAGGCCTTTTACTTCCTTTTCAAAACGACTTCTATAAAGCGATGCATTGTTCATGTTGCCTAATTTATCATAGAGCGTTTCTAGAACTTTGTAGCTTATTAGCTGATGGAATTCGTTTGGAAGTTCTGGTGAATCTGTCTGTAGACCTAGGGCCTGTGGCTTGTAGTAGTAACGAGCGACACCTTCGCGTAGATACTGAAGATTTACTTTAGAATAATCTGCAGTTGCAGCTTGATCTAAAATTCTAGAATCCCATGCATCAACACGGGGATAAGGTCTTATCTGAAGATGCTGTCCATCGTATTCTATGTATCGTTTATTTCCGTTGTCAATCTGATTTAAAAAGTTAACGGTTACTGTAGAAAGTGTATCTTCAACAACTACAGGAGAAAGATATTGTGTAGTGTTTCTTGTAGTTCCACCTTGATTAAAAGTTTTCCAGACTGGTAATCCAAGCCTTTCTCCGGTTGCTCTGTTAAAGTTTGCGTTCCAGAAAATGACCTTGCGGTAGCCTTCCCATTGTGTTGGTATTACATCCTTTGTCTGAAAACTATCTGCAACTATGGTTTGGTCATCCCAAGAAACAAATTTTACTGACAAAGAATAAGATGGAGGCGCCTGCTCTGTATTTTTAAAATAAATTGTTTCTGGCTTTGAAAGCGGTCCAACTAAATGATCTTTAACAAATGCCCAGCAAACCTCTAGGTATGTGCCATCAACGAAGCCGGTGTTATCTACCTTTGATCCAAATTCTAAAGAAATCTTTTCTCCGCTAGGAATGTTTTTAGCTTCTGACCAGATGTAAGCTTCAGCATAAGTTGCGGTGTAATCCATTCTAAGGTCCAGCTCTTCGTCGCGTCTTGGCATTAGACCTATGATCTTTCCGTAGGGAGGAAATCTTCCGGTGCCTCCGCTTGAATTGGGAACATCTCTGTGTCCAAGGCTTAGCAGTTCAATACAATCTTCTGGAAGTGAATAAAATCTATGTTTAATCCTCCATGAATCATCGTCAATATTTGTATCTCCAAGAAACTGACGATCAAGAAGAATCTGGTTTGAACTAACAACCTTTGAGATTATATATTCGTAGTTTTGAATCTGTATTGGCTGTCCTTCCCATAGATCTGGAACGAGCCTATCCATTAATCCAGAAAATGTTACTTGCCTTGAGCCCTTTGTTACGCTTGCGTTTATATCTGCGCCTCCTGGATTTTCTCTGCTAGGAAGCATGTCTGGATGGAATCGAAAGTAATATTCTTTAAAACCAAATGTCCAGCGTCTCATGGTCCAAATGGTGTAGTACGCATCGTTAATTAGATCATCAAGTTGATCATTATATGCGGCAAGCTGTGGCGAATAATCGCTGATGTTTTTAATCTTTTCCTTAATCGATGTTAAGTTGGCCATTTGGTCTCCGTTAGTATAATCTCTAGCGTTTCTTTGTCTTCGTCTATAAAGTATGGATGCCAATCTTTTATCGCGTCGTAGAGAGGTTCTCTAGCGGCATATTTGAGCATCAGATAGTTTACGAAATCTTCTGAGCTTTTCTCAGCTTTCGCATCTTTTAAGGCAACCAACAAGGACAAGTAGGTATGATCCATGGGACACCGCCTATACTTATACGAATTAGTCAAGCAAAAACTAAAGCCCGCCGAAGCGAGCCATAGAATCATAGATTTTTATTTTAAATTAGAATTTCTTAAAAACAAGAACTTCTGCAAGGTTAGCAGCTGGAACAGTAAGAGCTACACCACAAGGAGCGTAGGGATCAGTGTTAACATATTCGTCTGCTCTACCTGCGGTTGCATCTACAACCAGAGCGTCACCTACGACAATTGCTCCACCGCTTGTTACGGAAGCGATTGCCCATCCTGAGATAACAACCTCTACTTTTACGGTCTGTGAGGCACCTGGGACTAGCAGGGAGGTTGATACTGATTCT